TGTCAAATGGAAGCCAAATTTGAGGAGGAACAAAATGGCTTCATCAGATTGCAAAATGATTGTAGACGGGTTACGCAAGGAGGTTATCAAATCTGCAATTAAGGCAACCGAGAGTGAATACGACCGTGGCATGTTTGAAGCTTATGCAGAAATGTATAACGAAGCCTGCTCTGCATATGTAGCGGGTGCTCCGTTCTCTGAAATGCGCGCAGACCTTAAAACCTGGGCTAGGGCAGCAATCACTACATACGATGCGCTTGCAACCGTTCCCACCGATTATATGCGTGGCATATACGACGTTGCCAGCATGCTTATTACCGAATAGCTATCTTACTGTTTAAGGAGGAGTAATGATTACTACTAGCCAGCTCATTCAGGAAATCAACAACACGCACGAACGTAGTGCATGGCTCCGCGGTGTCAATCAATACGCGGTCGAGCTTGCCGCAAACGTCGGCGAGGTCGTAGGCGATTGGCAAAATTATAGCTTCTACGAGCTAGAAACTATTGCACTCAACGGCGCTACTGACTGGGCGGAGTATAGCGAGGGTGGTTGCACTTTGGTTTATGACTGCGATATATGCGAGCGCCTGGCTACGCCGTCGGAGATTAAACGAACGCGTCACGGCGAGCTCGACCCCAACGCATATGAATCATGGATTGACGTGCAAACGCGCGCATTGATGCAAGCGTGGGATTATATCGAGTTCGTCCTTCACTACAAATTCGGTATGCCGCTCGACTAGCTATAGCGTGGGCGCATGCGCCACGTGCGCCCGCTCATATGGCCATTTGAGCATAAGGAGGAACAATGGTCACTATAGAGCAGATGGAAACCATGCGATACAAAGCCTACGAACGTTCACTGCTACACCATCCCGATTATTCATCCGTCGCGTTCGCCTCAAACGACCTAACCACTGTTCTCGAGTTTTGCAACGACTGGCGGGAAGACCTCACGTTTGTAATTGTTGACACTGCAACCGGCGAAACTCGCGAGTGGTACGATTGGGAGGAAGAGTAATGAGCAAGCTTGAGCAGCATAGCGATTTTATCACTGAAACTGATAATTTCTATGATGCCCTGGAGGTGACCGCAGGTCAATATTACGAAGCGCTTTCAAACGCTATGGAGCACCAGCGTAAGATGAACGCACGGAGGAGTGATGAGCAGAATGGCTGAACGAGTTATGCCTAACCTGCCCACCTACGCCGATGCCATCGCAGATGTCAAAGAATGGATCGCCTACGAGATTGAATCAAACACCCATGTGTTTAAAACCTCAAGCGAATGGCGCACACGTGCGCTCGGTCGTCTCGATGAACTATATGCGCTTGATGCAGCATGCAATGCGTTCTTACACTTTAATCGATTGGAGGAAGATAAATAATGAATAACCATGAGCATGCGATGATTAAGTTAAAGGCGTTCTATACTGCCAGCTATGGCAGTGCTGCAAATGTATACCAATCTACCGGCAGCGATTATTACCGTGGCTACATGAACGCCATAGATATGTGCCTTGACCTTTTAAGCAGCGCCCTCAAAATGGCCGATAAGGAGGAATCGAATCAAGATGAATAGCATCCTGCTCACATGCTCGACCCTATACACGCTTTACCCCATCCCTTCCATCGCTTTCCTCGCGTTCATCGCCTGTTACATCTCCTATCTGATTGTGAGGGCTACGTCATGACAACGAACGATAAGGTATTAATCATCTGTGTACTATGGTTCATAATTGCTACTATCATATTTTGTGTGAAGTGAGCCATGTTTGCACCGAGAATGCAAGATTGCGTAAAGGAAGCGCTGGAAACCGCTTTGCGCCAATGCCGCGCCGGGGACGTGGAGCAGGGCGATGCTCGCAACGCCTATTATCAAATGAAACGTTCACCATCTCTATGCTCCATGTTAGATGTTCTCAACGAACTGTATTGGTCGATGAACTTTGGCACATACCTTGTTTTCATCCAGATTCTCGCTCGTAAGCTCGAATCAAACAGCGAGATGGAGTTGAAAGATTATTACCGCAATAAGCGTGTGAAAAACTGATGAAACGCGCTTAAACTGCTACACTGTTGTAAACGCGTGAGGAAAGGAGGATGTATGGCAAACACCATCACGCGAAAACTGCGCGAGTACCACGCAGTGAGCTACCGCATCGGTAAGGAGGAAGGAGGAAACCCGGTACTTGTGCCAGAGTATGAGATTGATTATCTGGCTACTACCGCCGATGAACGTACCGCGCGCCGGGAGTTCAAAGCCGCCGGGTACCCGGTGAAGAGCTCGACACCAGTCGAGGTCACACCCGGCGTTCTTCACATGTACACGGCCACTATTGACGCATTCTTATCTGTTGCAACTGATTCTATCGTGGAGGAGTAACACAATGGCTACCGAACTTACCAAAGCTAACAACGTGTCCATCAATGCCGCCGAGAGCATGAACCGATTCAATACCATCGCATCGTTCGACACTACGACGACCGAGGGCATGGCTAAAGCCTTCAACGCCGGTATGGGCGCAGACCATAAGGTCGAGGACTGCATCGGCGAGCAGATCCAGCTCGTTGGCTTCTTTATCGAGGTCGTCGATACCGTGAACGATACCACCGGCGAGCCAGAGCAGATGCCGCACGTCGTCCTCTTCGCTGATGACGGCCAGACGTATGAAGCGTTTTCCGTTGGTATGTATTCGTCCACAGAGCGCCTTGCACGTATGATTGCTGCCAATGACCTTGTTCTCGATGAGAACAATCCCATCACCATCGAGTTCAAGGCACGCAAGGCAAAGCTTGGCCGCATGTATTGCTTCGCCATCGTGGCGTAAGCGTCGTTTCCGTCAAGACCCGGCCTGCATGGGTCGGGTCTTTTTTTTCTTTAGGAGGTGAATACATGGCTAACGTAACAAAGTACGGGGTTTCATACGATTTTTCGAACCCCGATTACGAGTGCAGGCTCGATGGTGTTACATTTCGCTTCACGTCTGCGTCGCACCTCAACCGGTTCAAGGAGTACGCCACGCAGCATATGCGCGGTACCACATCATCGTTGACGCGCCGCTTTAAGCATCACATCGATTCTGGTCTGCTTGGATTGTTCCAATATTACCGGCAGGTCGAGACGCGCGGGTACTACGTCGTTGTCGATGACGTTGTGTATCGGTCGCCAGACTTCATCAAATTCAAGCTGGTGATCGAGGATGCCTAGGTACGCGCCCATTCGCTGGGTTCAGTCACAGGTTGACAAGCTAGATCGCGCTGTGCAGGCGTATAACGATGCCATCGACGAAGCGCAGGAGCGTTATAAGGGTTCCGGCCTTGCCTTCCTGCTTCCACCTAAAACAGACGTTGCTACCGAGATTGACCGCATCGACACGTCATCGCAGCTCAACATGCGCGTCGCTTCATTGCAGCGCATCACGAAACCGGGCGCTTTGGATATAGATCTAGGCCATCAGATGACGAACTACGAGTATCACGAGGGTGTAGTCGCAAAGTCGGTCGTGAATCGCTGGCGCATCCAACGCCTTAAAGAGCTGGGTGGTGAGTTGCGTACCCGGAAAGGGCAGTATGAGCCAGCTAATACATATACACGCAGGCTCATTAACGAAACATCATTGATGCCAAATCAAACACCTATCTCGCGAGACAACGTTGAGAGATTGCAACGAATGGCGATGCAGTATTCCGGCGGAAACGTTCAAGCGCTCGCGACGTACTACATCAATTACCTACGTGAGTGGCGTAAGTATTACGAATGGACACCGCAATATCAGGAGGTCGTAGACATCCTCAACGAGCTTATGCAGCAGGATACGCAGACGATAAATAGCGTGTTCTATGATTATGATTATTATGGATCGTTTGATTACCTCTATCCCGGTATCGACCGCCAGCCACTGTTGCGTAAAGCTCAAAACATTCTCAGTTATTGGCGCAAGATGCGTGAGAAATGGTGGGCTAACAAATGAAGCAGAAAAACATTCTAGCGTTCGCTGCCGACTTCGAGACAACAACAGATCCAGACGATGTGCGCGTATGGGCGTGGGGTCTCGCGCAGGTCGGGTTTGACAACTCATTCATCTACGGCAACGATATTGAATCGTTCATGCAGCGGCTCGCGCTCATGCCGTCCTGCCGCGTGTACTTTCATAACCTCGCGTTCGATGGTGCATTCATCTTCGATTTCCTGCTTAACTATGGCTGGACGTTCAATGAGGATATGCGCCACCTACGCCCGTGGGAGTTCTCCGCGACGATCTCAGATATGAATCAGGTATACGCAATCAACCTCAGATTCCCGCACGGCGTGAGAATCGACATTCTCGATAGCTTGAAGATCATCCCGATGACCATTGCTCGCATGGCGAAAACGTTCGGCCTACCCATGAGCAAGGGCGACATTGATTACACGGAGCATCGCGAGGTCGGGCATGTCATCACGGATGAGGAACTTGATTACCTCAAACGTGACGTTCTGATCCTCTCGCACGCACTCGATCTCATGTTGCGCATGGGTGAAGTGAAGATGACCAGTGGCTCTAACGCGCTCTATGACTTCAAGCAAACAGTTGGTGGGAACAAGGGTTTTCGACGCATTTTCCCCATCGTTGATAAGTCGGATGATGACTTCATCAGGCAAGCCTATCGAGGTGGATTCACGTATGCAAACCCGAAATACGTCGGGCAGGTTCTCGGTGAGATGTCCTCGTGGGACGTTAATAGCCTGTATCCCTCCATCATGTATGGATGCCACGGAGAGATGATGCCTTGGGGGTACCCTGAACCATTCGACGGCGAGCCGGAACCAGATGACGAATTCCCGTTGTGGATTGCGCAATTGATGGTCGAGTTCAAGATTAAACCCGGCAAGATCCCGTCGCACCAGTTTCGCAAGTCCTTGGAGTTCCTGGCTAAAGAGTACGTTCTCGATTCAAAGGGAGAGCAGGTGGTTACGCTAACGAACGTGGATTTCGAGCTTCTTTGCGAGCAATATGATGTAAACGTGCTCGCATGGTATGGTGGCTTCAAGTTCCGCGCTTCGAATGAGATTTTCCGCCCATACATAGACAAGTGGATGGCGATAAAGATTAAGGCAGGCAAGGAGGGAAACGGCGGCATGAGACAGATTGCAAAGCTCCATCTCAATTCGCTCTATGGCAAGCTCGCATCGCGCATGGAGGTCATAGGGCGCAAACCTGTACTTGTAAATGGTGCGGTTCACTATAAGGACTTGGAACCCGAGGAACGAGATCCTGTATATACCGCCGCCGCCGTCTTCGTCACGAGCTATGGTCGTGCCTACACCATCCGGTTTGCTCAAGCCTGCGGAGACCGCTTCGTGTACTCGGATACGGACTCGGTAAAGATTCTGGGAACTGAACCACCCGAGGGCATGCACGTGGACGATTACGCGCTCGGCGCATGGGGTCATGACGGCGTGTATCGTGACTTCAAGACCCTTGGAGCCAAGGCATACATCTGCCACGAGGAAGGAAAGGAGGAATTGACGGTGCATTGTTCCGGCCTGCCTGATTCCTGTTACCCGTATGTGACGATGGATAATTTCGTGGCTGGCGCAGAATACCCCGGTAAGCTCTATCAACATCGCGTCCCGGGTGGTATATACTTTGAAGAGGGCACGTTCAAACTACATGAGAGATAGGAGGTAGTATGCCCTACGTATTTATCGAGGATGAAAATTTCGATGAGGAAAGCATGGGTGCGCCTGCGGACGTTGTTACGCGTGATGAATTTAACACGCTTGCACAAGACCGCGACGATTTGCGCGTCCAACGCGATGAGGCCGTTGCGCTCGCGGACAACTTGAGCGCAGAATTGCAGGCTGCACGAGACCGTTACGCACGTCACGTTATCACGAACGGCGAGATCATGAACCGGGTGAAGCAGGACGTTATCGAGAATGGTACCGCGCAATCTTTCGAAGAATTGTTCACCGACCGAACGAAGGGATAAACATGCCTACTAAGCCTAGCGCCACCGTGCGCAATGCAAAGAACGTCGATCTGACCGGCCAGAATGTCGTGTCCGCCGTTTTCGCCGAGGATCCAGCCCTCGCGCAAGCAGCAGCCAATGCAGGCGTTATCAAGCTTGCGCAGATGCCGGGCGAGTCGCGCCAGACCGTCCAGATTCCCGACGATAACTCCGCCATCATGAACATCTATTCGTTCATCACTGGCTATGAGCCGAATCGTAATGCATTCCTCTACGCCTTGATGAATCGAATCGGCATGACGATCCTTACGAGCAAGATGTGGAACAGCCCTCTTGCGTGGACGCTGCAAGGCCGTTTGGAGTTCGGTGAGTCCATCGAGGAGATCTTTGTCAACCTCATCAAGGTGCGTAGCTTCGACCCGACGAAGGCACCCGCACGTGTGTTCGAGCGCAACGTCCCCGATGTGCGCACGGCGTTCCACGTCATGAACTGGCAGAAGGAATACCCGCTCACCATCACGACCGATCAGCTCCGTCAAGCCTTCCTGTCTTGGCAGGGTATCGTAGACCTCGTGCAGGGCTGCATCCAGTCTATGTACAAGTCGCTCCAGAAGGATATGTACGAGACCACCAAGTACATGCTTGCGAAGCTCATTATCTCTGGGCAGATGCCGAACGTGCAGATTGCCGACTTCACCGATCCGGCTAACATGCCCTCCGTCGTTAAGACGGCGCGTTCGACGGCGCTCAATATGACCGTCCTTGGGACGCAGTACAACATGGCGCATGTGTACAATGCCGTCGATAGCGTGAGCGACCTCTACATCATCATGTCGAATGATTTGATTGCGTCGCAGGATGTCGATGTGCTTGCTGCCGCGTTCAACATGGATCGAGCCACGTTCTATGGACGCGTAATCGGTATCGACTCTTTCTCCGATATGGATTATGACCGACTCGATATGCTGTTTGAGGGTACCGAGGGCTATGCGCACATCTCCGGTGCTGATCTCACCAACCTCCAGAAGGTCGGCTTCATCGCGTGTGAAAAGGAGTTCTTCCAGATCTGGGAGAACTTCCAGGAGGTTACGGACAACTACAACGGCAGCGGTCTTTACTGGAACTATTTCCTGCACGCGTGGTACACGTTCTCGGTGTCCCCGTTCGCACAGGGTGTTCTCTTCGATTACGCGGGCGGCGATATTACCTCCGTTACCGTCGTTCCCGCTACCGCCAACGTGGCGCAGGGTTCTACGATTGTGCTCGGTGCTACCGTAGCGGGAACGGGAATCTTCGACAAGACCGTCACGTTCTCCATCTCCGGCCAGACGAAGGAGGGAACGCGAGTCGTGGGGAACCAGCTCACGATTGCAGTTGACGAGCCTGCAAGCACGCAGATCACCGTTACCGCGAAGGCTGCTGATGGCACGACCGGAACGGGAACCATCACCGTCGTTGCGCGCTAGGAGGTTTAACCATGCCCGACTCTAAGGTATATCTGGGTCGGGTACCCTTCGATTCGTCGTATAGGCACACTATCTGGTTCGGCTCTGCAAGCGAGCAGTCGAGTGAGATGCTAAGCCATATGAATGCCGCCTTCTCGGATGATGACTACACGTTCATCCGAGAGGGCGGTATCGTTAGGGTACCTGTAAATGCAGACAGCCTGAATGGCTACAACTACCTCATGTACAACAATGGTAACAAGTGGTATTACAACTTCATAACGTCGATCGAATACCTGAATGAGGGCACGAGTGCCGTCCATTTCAAGCGCGACGTGTTCCAGACGTGGATGTTTGATTATGACAAGACGGCCTGTTTCGTCGAGCGCGAGCACGTGGCGGATGATTCAAGATATGCGCATACGGTACCTGAGCCTGACATGCCGATCGAATACACCTATCAATTAGTTCAAGCGCATGTGTATAGTCCCGACAGCGTGATCGTGCAGACAACCGAGTACCCTCACTATACGACGCCGACTATAGAAGCGATGTCATCAGACCCGGTAACGGGCGGTATCTATCATGGTGCTTACTCCGCATCGAAGTTCTTGATCTTCCGGGTAAGCCAGCAGAGCGGGCGTGATGCGCTCGGCCTGTTCATGAAGTCCATTAATGCAGCAGGTGCAGCAGAAGCAATCACAAACGTCATAGCTGTTGATAATGATTTCTTTGGCAGCGGCGATATAGTGCCACTTGCGTATGACGGCTCGGGATATATCCCTCCCGAAAATTATATGATGGCAACAAACACCCCGGCTCCGACGCTTAATGAAGAGGTTGCGCCGCCGACCACGCTTGACGGATACGCGCCCCGGAACAACAAGCTGTTCTCGTATCCGTTTACAAAGTGCGAGATAGGCGATTTTACGGGTAAGACCATGGATGCGCTGTTCGAATTGAGCAGGGCGGATAACCACTACATCAAGTTATATATGCGCGCGCCCATCTCAACCAACATGCAAGGACTTATTCGCATCAGCGATTACTATTCCTCGCTTGGTAGCGGGTTGAGCACCGACGTATTCACGATCGACTTATCGGTAAAGCTGCCGTGGACGTATGACACATTTGCGAACTGGGCTGGGCAAAATGCGCTCGCGAACACCATGAATATCCTTGGCTCAGCATTTGCATTGGCTTCATCGCTCGCGTCACCGGGTACTGCGGCGGCAAGCGGTGCTGTCCGTGCGCTCGGTGCAGGGCAGGCAGTTACCGATGTGGCCGGGTCGCTCGGTACCATGGCAACTATGGCGCAGCAGCCTAACAAGGCTATGGGCAATATCAACGGCGATTCACGTCTCGGCACGACCACATGGGGATGGTTCACCCGTATTCGCGTCCCGAGACAGGAATATGCGCGCATCTGGGACGATTTCTTCGATATGTACGGCTACGAAGTAGACCGCATCAAGGTACCGGAGTTCGCTTCTCGGCCTTCTTGGAATTACGTCAAGACGGCCAACTGCCCATATAACGGCAACGTGAACCCCGAAGACATGGAGCAGATCCAGAACATCTATAATGCAGGTGTGACGCTTTGGCATACATGGGATGTGGGCAACTATTCGCTCTCGAATGGGGTGTGATATGGCACGTAAATACAATGGCATGAATTCACCGCTCGGCATGCCTTACAACCTTGACAGCATGAAGCTGGGCGGGGTCATGCTCACGCAAACCGATTATAAGATGGAAGCTTCGGCGCTCCGCTATACCGGCTACATGGCGAATCTCACCCGCCTTATCGATATTGCACTCTCGGTATTCAAGTGGGAGAACCTACCCGAGGGTATCGACACGCGCTCGGTTGAATGGTTCCTTCTGTGCCGTGGGTGCGCGATCTTCTTTTACGACGAGGACATGGTAGGGAGCGAGGATGCCCCCGAAGGGTACGCGATCCTTCCCGCTATCGTGAATGGTGGGTTCGATCTCTACGGATACCCGAAAGACCGGACAGCGTATTCCATCAACGGATACAACAAACCGCTTACCGATGAGAACAGCGTGCTGATCTATAACAACCAACTGCGTTTCCCTATGCTTCCCGTGATCTCATGGTTCGCTCAGCGCATCACTGGATGCGATATGGCTATCGACATGAACGTGGCAAACCAGAAGGTAAGCAAGGTCGGAGTCGTTGATGAGAAGACGAAACTCTCAATCGAGAACGTGCTGCAGCAGTACGATGAGGGCGTAGGTACGATCCTTACGACGAAGAACTTCAATCCGAATCAGATCACGAACCTCGACCTCTCTGCACCCTTCACGGCGGCAGACGTTATGGCAGTGCGCAATCAGATCTTCAATCAAGCGCTGACCTATGTGGGCGTGGAGAACGTCAACACGGATAAGAAGGAGCGCATGGTTTCCAACGAGGTTTACGGCGGCATGGGTGCGGTAGAAGCGCAGCGCTTCACCCGGCTCGTCCCCCGCACCGATGCGGCAAAGAAGATCAATGAGAAGTTCGGCCTTGATATTGACGTTGATTTCCGCTCTGGTGTCTACATCCGTACCGACAAGGAAGGTACCGTGCCTACTGGCGGCATGGAGGATGGCGACGATAGCGCGAGCGTTGATGCCATCATGAACCGGATCTATGCAGGACTCGATAGTTAGGAGGTTCGCATGTCGTTTATGACCACAAAGCTACGCTATATCGTCGAGCAGGCGCTCGATGACCAGCTCGCAGAGCACACCGAGGACAACTGGCCGCTGGTATATGGAGCGCTGGGGTTGGACGATTACCCGATTTTCTCTGACGGTAAGATTCTCATGAGCGATTGCCCGGAGCGTGCGCGCCTGAATAACAAGATCATCCGCACGTATTACATGCGCGAGATCGGATTGGAGACGATTGGGCTGTTTCGTTGGTACCTGCGCTCTGCCATGTACAACATCATGCCGTATTACAACCAGCTCTATTATTCGGCATCGCTCATCACGAATCCTCTGCGTGAGTACGAGGAAACCGAAACCGAGAAGATGGAGGAGACGCACACCGAAAACGCCGAGAGCACGCAGACCGATACGACGGATACGACGAACTCCAACACCTCGATCTATAGCGAGACTCCCGAGAATATGATCCCGACGGGCGAGGTTAAGAACCTCAAATACGCGACCAACGTAACATTTGACGATGGGACGCAGAACATGGACAGCACGAGACGCGGGACGAATGACGTTGATTACGGCGGCAACCGGCTAACCGGGCGCGAGAAGTCGGGACGCAGAACCTCAGAGATGGATCTCGTGATGAAGTACCGCGACGCGATTATGAACATCGACCGCATGATCGTCGAAGATGACGAAGTGGCTACCTGCTTCATGCTGGTATATGGATAGGAGGTAACGAGATGCCTGATGGAGACCTTGGCAATGCCGGTTCTTGGTGGCGACCTTATGTAGGCAAATATGAACTTACGTTATCCGATGGCGTGAGCATGGAAGATACCACGATCATGCTTTCTACTATCCAGGATGTGATATTCACAAGCGACATGGTCGCTGCGAATCAAGGAACGTCTGATTTAGCTACACTTCCTTCCGGCTGCATCCCAGATCGTGCACTATATATAAGCGTTGTCGCAGAAACGGAAGAAGTTCTATCGACGGTGGTTCTTATGATTGATAGCACAGGTGCGATAAGCGCGCCGCTTGGGGTTCCTGCGAGCACCACGTTGCACCTCTATGGCGTATCATTTAATATCTGTGGTAACTACTATAGAGAGGAGGTGTAACCATGAGCGGAAACATTCTCCCTTGGTGGAGCGATCTTTGGTGCATGAACCAGACCATACCATATTCGTTGGATACACGCTCTTTATCGGCGCTCGAAATCCTCAACAAGCTTGTGTTGGCGGTTGACGGCATTATCAATGATGCTAATGTCGGCGTTGACCAGATCAAGCAGATGCAAGAGCAGATTGCAGAGCTTGACGATCTGCTGCATAGAATTGCAGATGGGGAGTATGCAGAGCTGTATATCGACCAGCTTGCATCGTATATCGACAAAAATCTCATCATGTTCGTTGCTCGACTCGTTAAATATGTGTTTCCCGGATTCTATTGGGACGGTGACTGTTGGCGGCTCCAATTTGTAATGCCGTCAAATTGGGACTTCCTCAATTTTAAGTTCGTATGGAATCAGGATGATTTTAGCTATCATATCGAGCTCGAATATTAAGGAGCAACAATGCCGAACACTACATCTTTTACCGCATCGACTGACAACGCGACTGTTAGTGGAACGCTGACGGATAAGGAGTTGCAAGTACCGGAAGCAGTTCCCTCCGGGCGCACTGCAATCGGTCCTCGCGTCACGTTTAACTTCATAACCGAAGAGTGGAATTCTGCAAATACATATCAATACTACGATGTCGTGCAGGTAAGTGGAAACTCATATATCGCACGACAGAATGTGCCTACAGGGATTGAGATTACCAATACCGATTATTGGATTCACTGGGCAGATCCTAATGCACAGTTCCAGGAACTATATAACATCGTTATGTCGTTTAAGGAAACGATCGATTCGTTCAAATCTGGTTCCACTTACAACGACCTCACTAATAATGGATTCGTCTATAAGGAGCAGTAATGGCAACAACTAATTACAGCATCCCGACAATTGAGCCGACGGCAAAGATCAACATCCCTGCGGATGTAAACGCTGCACTCAATGCAATCGACGGCGAACTGGCAAAGAAAGCACCGACGAATCATGCATCCGCTGATACCTTATATGGCGTAGGCAGCGAAGGCAATTACGGTCATCTTAAGGTCACAGATAGCATCACATCCGCTGGCGCATCGGCTGGTGTCGCCCTTTCTCCAAAAGCGATCTATGACATGGGGATCATCCGAAACGCTGCTGTTGTCGTTGGTGATTCGTACGTGGCTGGGAATGGACCTTGTCCCTACTTCCTAACCCAGATGCAGGATGAATTCAGCGATTTTAATTTCATCGATTACGGTGATAGCGGCAGCGGGTACCGCCTTGGCGGTGTTGACGGCAAGACGTTCATTCAACAGATTCAAAACGCCGCAAGCAGCATTCAATCAGATCATAGCATCGACCCGAATGATGTTGGCTATGTGCTTATCATCGGTGGGCGAAACGATGCGGGCGGAGCGGACAGCACAGGCATTCCAAAGTGGGGTGAAATGTATGCTGCATGCAAGAACGCATTTACTACCGCTCGAACCAGCTTTCCGAATGCGAAGGTATGCGCGTTCTTGCTCTATGATTGGAAGCTCCCTAATGGCGCTATTATGACGGTGCAAAACGCCATGAAGCAGGCCGGTATGGAAACTGGCTGCTATGTCGCAACCGGAAGTTGGAGCATCGGGACGGGAAAGATGGGTACGCTCTATAAGGGTGGAACCAATATTCATCCGAACGAAACCGGTGCAAAGCTCATGGGTGAATGCATCATGAACGCCATCATCACCGACAATTACGACATGATGTGCGGGCAAACGTTTTCGTATTGGTCTGAAGCTTTCGGAAACAACATATATGTATCGCTCGATAGCGCCGGTATTAACATCTTCGCCGCAGGAACCAAACCGACTAGCACGAACGTCATCGTCCCGATTGCTGATTGCCCGCCATTCCTTAAATCAGCAAATAACCATGAAGCAAATTGGTTTGCTGACGGATCAACGTTCATCGGCGTTGACACGCCTTACGTGATCCCATGTATTAATGCCGGTAACGGAGCATTTGCGGGCGTTCTACAGCTTAGCCAGCTTGGCATAAATACGACTATGGTACCTAATAACACTCAGATTAGCGTGTTTGCTAAGATCCCATATACCTTCAATGACAAGATGCGTGTTGGATAGAAGGAATCATGCTTAAATTCATCGACATATCCGCCTGGCAGAGTGACCTTGTTCTCTCAAACCTCGTCGGCCAGATCGATGGAGTGATGATTAAGGGAACCGAGGGCACAGGATACGTTAACGCATCCTGTGACCCTTGGTTCCAACAGGCGAAGCGCTATGGGTTGAAGCTCGGAGTGTATCATTTCGCGAGCACCGGTGACCCTAAAGCCGAAGCCGATTACTTCATCCAGCACTGCGGAAACTACTTCAATGGAAACGACGAACATGCGATACCTTGTCTCGATTGGGAGGGCGACCAAAGCGTCGATTGGGCAAATGCATTCATCGAGCATTTCCATGAGAAGACGAAGATATGGCCGTGGATCTATTCCTATTTCGATATGTTCCAGCGGAATCCGGGCGTTAATGAGAATTGCGGGCGATGGGTAGCCATGTACCCTAGCGGACGTATGACGTTCCAGCAGGCGCAAGATTATGGGGTTCGCGACCTTGTCGCAGGCCTCGACTGCGCTTGGCAGTTTACGAGCGAGGGCAGGCTCAGCGGATATACCGGGAACCTCGACCTCAACGTCTTCTATGGCGATGCAGAAGCCTGGGACAAGTACGCTCTTGGGGAGACGAAGCAGGCGCAGACTGACGTTGAACAGGAAATGACGCAGGTCTTGGAGAACGATACCTATAAAGTGACAATCGAGGTGAAGAAGAAATGACTGAACCATGGTTTGTTATCGTTATGAGCATTATCGAGGAACGTTACGCATTCTTTATCGGTGCGCTCATCTTCGTGGCATTTGACACGATCAGTGGCCTGATTAAGGCTTTCGCGACGAACGCTTTTAATTCCACGAAGGTGAAGGAGGGCATTTTTCACAAGGCGGCACTCATTCTCATTATGGTTATGAGCGTTGTCATTGACATTCTAAGTGGCTTCATTCCTTCGATGCCGTTTACCGTGCCGCTTACCCAGGGTTGTTGTTTGCTCATTATCGGCATGGAATGCATGAGCGTTCTTGAAAACGTATGTGCGATTAACCCGGCACTTAAAGACAGCACACTTATCAAGCGTCTGTTGCCGACGAATGAGGAAGAATAGTATAATAAAGGCAGCGCCAACGTGAGCCTTAAACGCCATGTAAACCGGACTATCGGGTTGGAACAGACCACCGGGCATGGGGGAGCGTGATAGACTCTGTGTTTTACCACGTTGGAATGCGGTACGCTCCCCTTGCCTTACGGTGAGGGGAGTTTTATTTTGAAGGATTTCGACAAGCTGTTTAACAACGAAAGCATGTATTGGAATCCTCGAAGAACGAGGAGCTATAACAGCTTGTATAACTTCATAATCGGCATGCGTGGCAGCGGTAAGACGCTTGGCGGACTTGCTGAATGTTGCGAGCGCTTCCTCGACAAGAAGGGCAAGTTCATATACCTCCGGAGATATAGCACGGAGTTGGATGAGTTGACGCATGGTATCAGGCCATCGCTGTTCAAGAAGCTTTCAGGTCTTATCCCTCAACATAAGTTCGAGTGCAAAAACGACCTCATGTACATCGACGATATGCACGTAGGATGGGCGGTACCGCTATCAACGTCTAACATCAAGAAGTCGTTCGACTTCGAGGATGTGTCTACGATCTTGTTTGATGAGTTCATCATTGATAATAAGGGCGTTTATCATTATCTAAAGAATGAGGTGAACTTGTTTAACACGTTCTATCAAACAGTTGTTCGTGATATAGACAAGTTCGTTCCAGTGTTCTTTCTATCGAATGCCGTTTCGATCTCTAATCCCTACTTCGATTTCTACCACCTCGATAAGCCGATCAATGGGAGCAAGATACGGCGCTTCGGTAAGAATAAGCTACTGCTCGTTGAGAACGTGATACCTCCTGCTAACGTTGACAGGGTTAAACGCAGCGCATGGTACACCATCAACGAAGGCACTGAATACGCTGATTATGCGGTCGATAACAATTGGCTGCTCGACAATCAAGATTTTATCGCGAAGAAGACCTCTAAATGCGTCTATGATATGACGCTTCGCTACAAGGGTAGACCCATGGGCATATGGCTAGACCCAGACGATTGGATCTACTACGTGAGCAACGACGTAGACATGCAGTACCCGCGCATCTACTCGGTAACAACGGACGATCATAAGCCGAATATACTTATGTTCAAGGCTGCTCGTAAATTGCCGTTCATGGTGGAGCTTGAAGACGCATATAATTATGGAGCCATGCGATATGAGACGATGCAGCTAAAGAACGATTTCCGCGAGATCATGCGACTGGGAAGGATGTATCGATAATGCCGGGTGTGGCCTATGTTACCGGGCAGGTGTGGACTGCCGGGAGTGTTCGAGATCTGTTCGCGCTGGGCAGCATCGTGTCAGATAACCTATGTTACTTCAACGATGTGAAGCAGTATCGCTGTGATATTGACGGCGGAAACTTGCAGGTGCTCAATAGAAAGAACCAGTGGGTGAAAAGCTCGAACATTCAGAACATCGCAATCAAGGAGTTCAACGTGCTTGGGTCTATCGGCGGTAACGGATCGGTAGCACCATGGGCGAACATCGAGACGGCGGTGCAGTGGTGCATCGATATTGCTAACGACAACACGCATGGGTATGACCAACGACACCGAGAGGGTCCCGATTACGATTGCAGCTCGCTTGTATGCTCGGGATTGAACCATGCAGGGTTTGACGTGGGATTGCCGGGTACTTCGGAGATGGTGAGCGTGCTTACAGGCGTGGGATTTAGCTACCATGCCGGGTGGGGTAACAGCGCGGATAACCTGATACGTGGGGATATATTGATCACACCGGGGCAGCATACCGAGTTCTATATCGGTGGAGGGCAGAACGTAGGCGCTCATTCGAACGAGTTTGGTGGGATCGTGGGCGGCAGGACAGGCGATCAGACGGGAAATGAGATTTCGGTAACTGCGTACTATAGCCTGCCTTGGTCAGGTGTATTAAGATATGAGGAGTGACGATGTGGGTTGTTCTAAATATCGTGCTTTCGTTGATAGCATGCATAGGCGGATTGTTAATGATCCTCGTATTGTTGTGGAGGTAACAATGTTGTGGATCGGGTTTGCGCTTATTGGGATGTGCAGTGTTAGCCTGCTCATGATCGGGGTGGCCATGATTGCGGAAGCATGGTTGCACAAGAAAGAGATTGACATTTGGGAAGAAATGAAGGATAATGATAGTGGGGTGTGATGCACAGAGCACCTCCTTATTCCTCCGCCGCGTGTGACGTTTGTTGCACGCGGCTTTGTTTTGGGTGGGATTTTTTTTTGGGTTGTTTTGAGTGT